TCCCCGGCTGACTGGAGTGGTTACCAGTTGCGGTTTTATTCAAACCGACTGTATCTGTCACCGTCATATCAATCTTAACAGGAGCGACTTCAGATGAAAATCAAGCGCTTCGCAGCGCTGTCGCTCTGCGGGCCGTTGGTGGCTGGCTGCAACTTGTTGCGTCCAGTAGAAACACCAGCTCTACCCGAAGATTGTGTTTGGGTGGAGTTCCCTTACGGTTTTGTATGCCTGGATGTCCAGGCTCTCATTGCTGCTGGGATCTCCTCCTCTCGATCTCCCGATCGGGAGCAGCTTCTCAGAGTAAAATCTGAGATCTGCCCATGACAACCGGTAGTTGGTCAGTTGGCACGATAAATGCCAACGGGTTCTTAGCGTACAAGGCGTGGTCCGGGGTGGACGGGAAATTTCCCGCTTATCCAGGCTCGCGTCGACCGCGATGGAACCAATACAAGATGTCCTCTCATCAGGCAATGCTTGCCGCTCGTGGGCAGCCGACTGGTGATTGGGATCGCGTAACCGTACGGGCTTACCCGGGGTTAACCGATTCAATTCAAAGTGACTCGACGAATTCCACTCGAGTTTCCTTTTCCAACTTTTCCATCCCTCAAGGGGATGTACAGTGGACGATGCGGTGGACAACCGCATTGGAATTGGCGTTACAGGCGAAACTTCTTGATAAAGTTAAGAATCACTCCTATAATATGGGTGTGAGCTTGGCGGAAGTTGAGAAGCTCTCCGGTACTGTATTGACCTCTATCAAAACGCTGACATACGGCTTGCTGGATCTCTACCACGGTAGATTTACAGCCTTTGCCCGCCGTTTTGGGACATCCCCGCCGTCTCGAGCGCATCAGAAAAAACTGTACGCCAAAGACATCAGCGGTAGATGGCTTGAGATGCAATACGCCGTGTTACCAACCATTCATGACGCCTATGAGGCCGCAAAGGCCTTTGAAGCGTTATCGGACGGTCCCCGTAAGGTGACTTTCCAGGTGAGTAAACGTATTGCGTACCAAACCCTTGTTGACTCGGCCTGGACGGTCGGCGTCATCAAGGGGCATGCGAGACGTAAGTATACGTATGAAGCGTATGAAGAACTCTCGTTTGCGCGCCAGATGGGGCTTGGAAACCCCGCGTCCATTGTATGGGAACGTATCCCGTGGTCGTTTGTCGTCGATTGGTTTATACCAATCGGGACTTATCTGGAGTTACTTGGCCAAATTCCTTTTCTAAAAGGAAGGTTTTGCCGCTCGGACTCCTTGGAGGAGTACTGGGCGGGATACACTGAAATGAAAAAGATCCCTTTCGGATCTGGTTATCGTCAGTGTATTAAACCGCTTAATTGGTCTAAGTCGCATTGGTTCTGGTGTTCGCGTACTCCCCTCAGTAGCTTGTCGGTCCCGATCCCTCATGTAGAAGTACATGGGGCGGTCCATGGCCGGAGGATATTGAACGCGATCGCCTTATCTCATCAGCTCTTCATAAAGGCACGATCGCGGTCTGATGGAGATCAGTCCGCAACTTTGCCACTTGGTCCCGCTGGCGACGATTAGCTAGTGGGTAACTCCTTTCGAGAATAATCTCGATTAACCGACAGGTGATTCTGTATGGGTCAAATGACCAACATCCTAGTGAAGGATGACTCGAACCCTCTGGTCGAATTCACGCTGGTGCCAGTGACGAACCAACGCCCGAAATGGCGTGCGTCAGTTACTGGTGTCCCGCTTGATGGCCAGATTAGTGCGGAGCTCGTCGCTAACACGAAGTTAGCTGACGGGAACTACCGCCGGGTGTTCAAGGTTGAGGTCCCCGTAATGGAGACATTGGGGGCTTCCGGGACGTCGGCAGGTTACGTTGCGCCACCGAAAGTGGCGTACCGGATCCCGGTGACGATTTCCATCGTTGTTAACCAACGAGCCACGGTGGCTGATGTAGCCAACGCGGTGAAGATTGCTGCCGGCATGCTTGCCGGAGCGTCTTCCACGACCGCCACAGGTACCTTGAACGGTGCCTCAACGGCCGATGCATGGAAATCGGGTACTGGTCCGATCACTCGGTTTATGATCTATGGCGAAGATGCCACTTGATCAGTGACCGGTCGGATGTCGTTAGGTAGATTATTTACATAGGTAGGTTCCTCGTGAATAAGTTGAGAAATCGCTGGAGTTATTGGACAGCTCCACTACCAAAGGACGTCGACGAGACGTTCTGTCTCGCCGTGTCTGCAGAGCTCAGTAAGGAAGGTATTTACTCCGAGTACTTAAACTCACTCGTCAGTAACTACAAGATCCGAGAGGTCATCGACTTTAGCATACCCGTAAGGGACTGCACAGTCAGAGATCTCCGCGGAGCTTCAGGTATCCAAGCCCTGTTCAAAAAGGACAGGTCCCTAGATATCGGCTTAAATCCCTTAAGAGCTGGAGTCGAGGCAGCGATTGCTGCCGAACTGCAGTGCGGTAGTGTAAACAGGTACTTCGGAACGCTTTGCCCCTATGGGGGCGTCGTTCAGGCGATCGGCCTGGCGCGACGGAAAATCAAAGCGGTCTTGGGGCCTGTCCCTGCACTAGAAAAGCTCCGCCCCCGTTTGGGGCCCGGGGCCACGACCACAGTTAAGCGTTCAGAGGCTTGCATCGAGAACAAGCTTGGACGCCCTATCGTGTGTAGCGAAGATATGCTACCAAAGGTTCACGACTTTCTGGCGGAGACGCCAGCTTGGAGTGGGTTTATCAATGGCCATTCCTTGGCTATTGATCGTTCCGGTTCTGAGGTTAACTTAGAATTCGAATGTCAAACCCCTATTGTTGTGGATACCGGAAAGCTACTCTTCGTCGAAAAGAATGCGAAGACGCATCGCCCGATCTGCGTAGAGCCCGTATATAACGGGTTCTGGCAGTTAGGGGTCGGCGATTATATCAAAGATCGTCTGCGCATCCATGCTCACCAAGACTTGAGAAACCAAGAGCGTAATCAACTCTTGGCGCGTGAGGGGTCCATTAGTGGTAATGTTGCCACCTTGGATCTTTCCTCGGCTAGTGATACTATAGCCTTCTCAGTCGTCTTCGATCTCTTGCCGGAGGACTGGGTAACCCTACTCAGTACTCTGCGTACCGGCGTAATAGAATACGACGGCCTGCAATTTGAGCTGGAGAAATTCAGCTCAATGGGCAATGGTTTCACGTTCGAGCTAGAGACCCTGATTTTCTGGGCTTTAGCTTGGGCTTGTACCTCGCTCACGGGTGAAGATACGGAGAAAGTCAGCGTTTATGGAGATGACATCATCGTCCCGACTAGGGTCGTTGATCTCCTGATGGCCACTCTTACTTGGTGCGGTTTCAACCTTAATCGGGAGAAATCGTACTGGGATGGTGGCTTTAGGGAGTCCTGTGGCGCTGATTGGTTGCATGGCGAAGACGTTCGGCCTGTCTTTAAAAAGGACAGACTTAGTTACCAATGGCTGTTCGTGTTCCACAATTGGTGCATGCGTCGGTGTGAACCGAAGCTTGCTTCCATCGCACGAGGCTTCATTCCGGAGCCTTGGCGACTCATGGGACCTGACGGCTATGGTGACGGACACCTCCTCGGCTCTTACGAGCTCCATCTTCCTCGCCCTTATAGGCGAAGAGGTTGGGGAGGCGGCTACTTCTACACAATGCGGGAAACGCCTAGATCCATTTCAGTGGATGAGAGCGTCGCATTCCTCGCGGGCCTGTATTCAGAATACATGCGCCCATGCTCAGATGAAGAACTGAGTACGAGGAGCTTTACACCTGGAAGAGTTCCGGGTAGCGAGATGGTAGAGAGAACGTCCATCTACACGTTCACCGAAAATATTTTTATTCGGTGAGAGCCACAAATTTGTGGTGGCCCCATTAGGGGCCTGACGCTTGGAAAAGACCAGGTGGGGG